CGAGTCGAGCGGCCAGATGCCGAGCACGCCGTCGAGCGCCTGCTCGATCACCATGCGCGGCCCCTTGGCGTAGCAATGCACCACGCTGCCCTCGCCGGTCGCGATCGCCAGATGCTGCGCCGCGCCCGCCACCTTGAGCAGCAGCACGTCGCCCGCGCGGATATCGCTCGCCCGGTCGAACAGCTCGGCCAGGCCGGCGCGCAACCGCCGGGGATCGACCTGGCGATAGTCGCCCGCCAGCGCGTGCACGCTCGCCGCCTCGGGCCGCCCGACCTCGCGTGCGACACCGGCGACCAGGCCCTTGCAGTCGCACCCGCGCAGCTTGACCGACTGGCCCCACACGAACGGCGTGCCCAGCCATGCCCGCGCCTCCGCGACCAGCGCCGCCGCTTCGTTATGCGCCGGCGTCATCGGGCACCTGATATTTTAGGACTTGGTCGCTGCCGGGCACTTCGGTGAACGCCCGCATGTTGAGAATATTGTCATACGCCATGCACGCCGCGCGCGTCTTGGCGCAGCCGGCCTTGAACGTCAGCGTATCTCCAATCTCGGGAGCGTCCGCCAACGGCTCGAACATCACCAAGCCGCCGATCGCGGTCCATGCGAATATTTCCATCGGCTCGCCGCCAGCCAAAGCGCCGCTAGTGAACGTCACCGTCCCGAGGTCGAAAAAGCCGTCGGCATAGTCGCCGACGAACGACACGACGAACCGCATGTTGTCGATCACATCGGTGACCGTCCCGTCGACCGGATCGACCACCTTGGTGCAGCGCGCGTCGCCGAAATCGGCATTGCAATAGGGGATGATCAGGTCGCCGATCGGCTGATTCAAGCGGTCAGCCTCGCCGCGCACCTGCAGCACGAACTCGTCGCCGTCCTCGGGCGCCTCGCGCACGCGGCCGTGCAGCATCGGCGCGATCCCGTCGACATCAGGCGAGGCGCGGAAAAACCATGCCTCGGCATCGTCCCACGCGCCACCCAGCAGCGCGTCGCGGGTCACGACGGGACCGATCGGCCCGCGAAACTCCGCCGAGCTGGCATCGAGCCCGACCGCCAGCGTCAGCGCCGCCACGGTCATGCCATAGGCATAGGTCTCGTCGCCCTCCCCCAGATCGGCCGTGACCGACACGTCGAGCGTCGTGAACCCGAACCGCTGCCCGTCACGGCGCTGGACCATCAGGCAATCGGCCGGAGTCGCCTCGGTCGCCGCCAGATAGGCGCCGAGCGATCCGGTGATGACGCGGGTCACGCCCGCACTCCGACCAGCGGGATGCTGCCTGCGCTCTGCGAATTGATCGTGTCGAAGGTGACCGACAGCCAGTCGTCGTCGAACCGCACCGGCACGTCGAACTGATAGCCAGCGGTGATCACAGCACCATCAGCCGGGGCGGTGTCGAAGGTCACCACACCCGTGCCGCGCGCCACGCTGAAACCGCCACTGTCGACCGCGACCCCATCGATCGCGACAATCAGCGTCCCGGCCACCGGCCACAGGATCGGGCGATCGTAATGGTTGCCGGCGCCGTCCGAATAGCGCTTGACCAGGTCGAACGTCGTGGTCGCGCCGTCGCCGATGCCGAGCGGCTGGTCGAGCATCGTCGGCGCCGACCGGCCATCGGCCGCGCTGGTCCAGTCGAGCCAGTCCTTGAGCAGGAAGGATTGGAGGCGCCCGCGCCGCACGTAATGAAATGCCCTGATCTCCGCGAGATCGGCCGGAGTCTTCACGTTGTGCGCGATTTCGTATTTGGGCAGCGGATGCACCCATTTGGCGATCCGGCACTCGTCCCCCGAATCGACCTGGGTGATCGTGGTCGAGAACATCGGGCCGCCGGCCGAGCCCTTCGACCACTTCTCGGGGAGGCGCACGTCAACCGTCATAGCGGTGTTCCGCGGCGACGGCATCGAACAGAGATTTCATCTATCGTCCCCTTGGGGCAGCGAGCCCCTTGTTGACGGCGCGCGCGGCACCGAGCTGCGCCGAGCGGCTGACCACGGCGCCGATGCGCCGCGGATTGCCGGGCTGCGGCGAATTGAAGTTGTTGACGACGGTGACCCCTCCGCCACCACCGGAGATCGCCGGCCGCATCTGGCGCGACTGCTGATTGTTGAGTACCGAGATCCGCCCGCCGCCGCCGTTGAACAGCAATTCCTTGCCATTCTCGCCGACCCAGGACAGGCCGCGCGGGAGGTCGTCGGTGCCGCTCGCGAATCCGCTGACACCTGGGGCGAACGGATTCTCCATGATGACGGTGCCATTGGAGCCCGGATATTTTCCGACGCCGCCACCGCCGCCCTTGATGCTGCCGACGACCATCGACGCGATGCCGAGCGCCCCCTGCAGAAAGCCGCCGCCGCCGCTGACGCTGCCGGAAAGCATCGACAGCAGCGCGTTTCCGAACACGCCCAATGCCGGCACCTGCGCATTGAGTGCATCCGTGGCCTTGCCGGCAGCATCGCCCAGCGCCGACAGATTGTCGTTGGCGGCAAACGGGTTATCGTCCATCAGCACGCCGGTGCCGTTGATCCCGCCGAGCCCGGTCGAGGCGCTGCCATGCGATGCATGCCCATGCTTTCCGCCGCCACCACCGCCTAACAGCGACGAGAGGATGGTGCCGAACCCACCATCTCCCCCGGCGCCGTTCCCCTTTTTCAATGCCTCGGCGATCGGGCGGAACAGCACCTTATCGAGGAATATCTCGAGCAGGCCCTTGAGCATCGGATCCTTGACGCCGAGCGCGTTGGTCAGCGCGTCGTCGATCCCGTCGCGTACCTGCGTCAGTTCGTTGGTGACCAGCGTCTCGACGCGGTCGTTGATCGTCTTGGGATCGGTGTCCTGCAGATACTTGCCGAGCGCGCCCTGATTCTGGCGGTTGATGCTCTCGACCTTGAGCGGGTGGAGCTTGTCGATATTGGCGAGCGCGCGCTGGGCTGCGTCATACTGCGCCTTGGTCGCCTGCCCGATCGCATAGTCGTAAATCGTCTTCTGCGCCGCGATCCGCGCCTGTTTCTCCTCTTCGGAGAGAATTTCCAGCGCGATGTCGCGCCGGTCGGCGACAGTCTTGGCCAGCACCTGCTGGGCATCGAGCAGGTCGAGATTGTTGCGGCTAACGTCGATCTCGGTATCGGCCGCGTCCTGAATATGGCGCGCCGCTTGCTCGGTCGCGATCGTCCACAGTTCTTCCGCCGCAAGCTGTTTCGATTTCTCAATCAGGACCCTGCCCTGGGCGTCGGTATAATCGCCAAGGGCGACCTTGGCCTTGATGTCCACCTCTGTCTTCTGCTGCTCGACCAGCACCTGCTCTTTGTTGAGCCTGGCGATGACATCGGCATCGTTGATGTTGGCCCGCTTCGCCGATAGCAGCGCGCTGTCGAGCCGAGCTGATTGATCGTCGAATTCCTTCTGGTGGCGGATCGCCTCGTCGCGCTGGCGCTGGGCTTCCTCCTCGGCGCGCTTCTGCGCGTCCGCCGCCTTGTCTGCCGAGCCCAGCGCATCGGTCGGGAAAGGACCCTTGCGCGGATCGACCGACCGGCCACGGACACGCACCTCGTAATGGAGGTGAGGACCGGTGCTGTCGCCCGAGCCCGGCGCTCCCTTGGCGCCGCCCGACGAACCGATGACGTCGCCCGCGGTGACAACCTGTCCCTTGGTGACGTCGATCTTGCTGAGGTGCGCCAGCCGACTGATCGTGCCACCGCCATGATCGATGAACACGACATTGCCATAGCCGGGCAGCGTTCCGGCCTCGATGATCACGCCCCCGGCATCGGCCTTGACCGGTGTGCCAACCGGCACGGCGATGTCCAGCCCGGCATGAAGGTGACCCGGCCGCTTTTCGCCGAACTGGCCCGAAATAGGACCGTTGACCGGCATCGAGAATGCGGTCGTTTCGGTATCGCGCCCGCTCTTTCGCCTCTTTTCCTCGGCGTCGCGCTCGGCCTGTTCCTTGACGTTGATCGCCTTCAGCGTCTCGGTGAGGCTTTTTGTCAGCGCATCGTTGCCCTTCGCCGCGGCGATCGCCGCGTCGCGAAGATCCTGATATTTGTTGGCGATCTGTTTCAGCGGGTCGACCGCCGCCTGCGCCTCGTCGACCGCGATGACCGCTTTCGCGTCGCGGACGCCCTGCTGAGCGGTCGCGATATCCTTATAGGCCGTCTGGATGCGCCGCTCGATATCGGCCACCTTTGCCTTCGCCTCGGCGAGACGCTGGCTATAGGCCGCCGAGGCCGAAGCGGTCATCGTGTCCGGCGCGGTATTGTAGACGTCCTTGAGCGCCGCCTGCGCCGTGACGAGGTCCCTGCTCAGGGTGCTCAGCGTGCGCTGCGCGTCGTCGATCTTCTGCTGGGCGCCGGTCAGATTCTGTTGGTTGGTTTCGCGCTGACTCTTGAGGCCACGCTCCATTTCCTCGTTGAGCTTCTGCTGCAGGACGATCTGGCCTTCCAGCGTCTTGCTGAAAGCGACATGCGCGGCGTTGGTTTTATCCTGCTCGTCAGCATCCTCCTTCAGCTTCTGGACCATCGAATCGAAGCCGTGGCTGGCGTCGAACAATTTGCTGGCGAACAGGCCGAGCAACGACACGCCTGCGGTGATCGCCAGACCCCATGGACCGCCGAGGACCGAGGCCGCAGTGCTGCCTTCCTTGGCCATCATCTGGAAAGCGCCGAGCACCTGCCCACTCTGCTGCGCGAACACTTGAGCGACCGGCGTGCCGGCCGACAATTGGGTGGTGACGTCGTTGATCTGGAAACCCAGATTGGTGAAGCCCGCGCGCTGCGCGCGGGTGCCAGCTGCGATTTCTGCCGTCTGCAGTTTGATCGCAGCGATCGCGCCCAACGTCGCCTGTCGCTCGCGCTGCAGCGCCGCCGTCGCCTCGTTGGTTGTCAATGTGCCGGCGAGCTCGGCCTGGCGGATCTCACGCTTGGTCGTCAGGTAATTGGTGACCGTTGCGTATAGGGGATTGTAGCGCGCGCGCAGCCGGTCGGCAGCCGTCGCCTGGGCATCCGACGCCGTTGCCGCCTCGCGCTCGGCCTGCGCCGCCGCATTCATTGCCGCGGTGACCTGCTGGCCGCGCGTGGCGACCCTGCCGAGCACTTGCTCGAGCGTTGCCGACGACACCGCCGCGCGATCGACCGAGGCGTCGCCCGCGACCAGTCGCTGGGCACCGGTGCGGCGATCCGGCGCGACGGCACCCGTCGCGACCGGGGCAGCGCCAGCCGCCTTGGCCGCCGCGAGTTGCCGGCCATAGTCGGCCGCCTCCTGCTGCGCCGCGACCAGCGTCCGCGCGGTCGCGTCGACCGCGCGCGCCGCCGCCTGGTTTTCCGCCTTGAACACCGACAGGCCGCTTTTCGCGTCCGCCACCGCGCGCTGATAATGCTCGGCATCCGACGTGCCGGCAGCGAAGGCCGCCTTGGCCTCGGCCATCTTGCGCGTCGCTTCGGCCTGGGCGACGCCGAACGCCGCCGCGCTATTGGTCGCGCGGGCCACCGCCTCGTCGTGCGCGCCCGCTGCGGCGCTCGCCGCCGCGATCGCGTCGATGCTCTGCGACGCGACTTGCCCCACCGTGCGGAACGCGGCGACCGCTTCCTGCTGCCCCTTCACCCGCACGGCGTAGTTCAAGGCGCGATCGCGAGAGGCCATCGGAGCTCCAACAAAAAGGGCCCCGCGACGACGCCGCGAGGCCGGTGAACATCAATTCCGGGACCGGTCAGTCCCGCCGGTCGCGCGCCGCGCGCAGCTTGTCCCAGGTGCGGCGCACGATATGGATCGCCGCCATCGTCCAGGCCGCCTGGATCGGCACGCCATCCTCGGGAAGGAACCCGTCCTCCCGGTTGCGCGCCAGCTTGACCACCAGCCAGCTGAGATCGCTGATCAGATAATCGGGGTGGACATGGAGCCAGCGGATGCCGGCGCCTTGCTGCGGCAGGAACGTGTCCCCGCGCAGCGGATAGGCTGGGGTGAAGGTCTCGCCACCGGCAAATGCTTCCGGGTCGAAGGCATAAGCCGCGGCGAGTATCAGTTTTTTTCCTGGTCCTCGTCGGGAACGAGCAGGCGCATCGCGAAGCCGGTCAGGACTGGGCGATAGGCCTTGGGGATCGCCTGATAGGCCGCGCTGGTCAGCCGCCCGTCGACATCGCGCGGCAATTCGTCGTCGATTTCGCGCGTCACCGGCTGATCGTCCTCGCCTTGCTCCACCTTCGTCTCGGAACGGCGCACCAGCAGCTGGCGCACGATTTCGATCTGCGACACATCGTCGAACAGCGCGCGATCGGCGAGCAACTCGGCATAGGGCATCCAGTGGCGCGCCAGCATCGCCTCGATCGCCGCCACCTCGGGACCGATCTCGCGGCATTCCGCCTCACGCTCCGCCCTGAGCCGCGCCATCTCGGCCGCGCGCGCCTCGAAATCGGGCTCGTCGATCTCGTCCTCGGTGATCGGCGTGACCAGCCGATACCAGTCCTCCATCACGCCGCTCTGCCGCTTCGCCTCGGCCGGGTCGCCCGCCGCCGCGCCCAGCGCCTTGATCCCGGCCGCCGCGGCGACCCGGATTTCGGCCTGGAGCGGGCGCCGCACGCCGCGCTTGGTCAACGCGTGACGCAGCAGCGGCGTGTCGTATTCGGTCGGCGTGCGGAAGCCGTATTTCAGGCTCCCGATCTCGCACCAATGCAGGTCGCTTACCCGTGCCAGCATGATGTCACCAGAACAGCAGGTAGAGCGCCGAATCGATGCCGATCGCCTCGAACGGCAGGCCATCGGCGCTGATGCCGTCCAGATCCTCGTCCTCGATCCCGGTATAGGCGAGGCGCGGGATCAGCATCGACACGCGGTTGCCGTCGACCTCGCCCCAATTGAGCCACAACGGCTTGACGCCGCCGGCGATCAGGTCGGCGAACGCGTTGCGGTCGCTCAGCACCAGCAATTGCGGGTTGATGCGGCCGGTGATCTTGCGCGAGGTGACGCGCGCCGGATCATAGCCGAATTCCGCGCCCGGGCAGTCGCCCTGGGTGATCTGGTTGCCGAGGTCGAGGGTGAAGTTGCGGAAGCACACCCGCGTGCCGTCGAGCCAGGCATCGGCATCGCGCAGCGGGCGCGGACGCACGCTGTCGAACACCGCGCCGGTCGGGTTGGCGACGTCCTGGGGCTCATGCATGATCCCGCGCAACGTGACAGTGAACTTGCCGGTCTGGCGAGTCTGCATCGCGAAGGCGAGATTGGCCGCGCCACCGGTGATCATGTGCAGGATCGCGTTCCCGCTGCCCGAATTCTTCTTGTAGAGATAATCGGTGATCGTCTTCAGCGCGGTCGACGACGGCACGAACAGATTGCCGGCCTTGACCGAATAGGTGGTGGTGTTGTCGGGCGTGACGTCGAAATCGGGATAGACCGTCGCCGTCTTGGTGCTGGTGTTATAGGCGGTGATCACACGGGTCTGGCCGGGCCCGGTACCGCCGGTCGTTTCGAGCACGAAGCCGGTCAGGTCGGTCGCGGGGCCGCCGCTCGCCAGCTGTATGGTCGAGGACGTGCCGGCGCGCGCCGTGCCGGCGCTGTCGGCCGCCAGCGTGGTCAGGCCCATCGCCGCCGCCTGCAGATAGGGCGTGAATTCGGGCGCGGTGCCGGGCGTTCCGCTGCCCTTGGCATAGAAGCGGTGCGTGCGCTCCATATAGCCGCCGCCGACGATCGACTGGGTCGAATCGAGCGAACCCGACACTTCGTCGGTTTGCTCGAGCTCGAAATTGGGATTGGCCTTGGGCTCCTCGACCAGCACGGCGTCGGTTGCCGGCACCGGCGACGGATCGGTGCCCGACGTGGTCTCTACCTTGGCCAGCACCAGCCGGTTGCGCATCAGGAAATCGCTCATCGTCGGTTACTCCGCTTCGGGGGTGATCGGATCAGCAGCGACACCGCTGCCGTCACCGGAGAGACTGGTCAGGCTGCCGTCGGCAGCTGCCTTTTTCGCGCGCCGCGGTGCGGGCACCGGCTGCGCCAGACCGCAGCGGTCGAGCCGGTCGATATTGACGGCCTCGGCATGCTCGACGCTGGGGTCGATGACATGCGTGTCGCCGCTCCGGGCGGTGACGCCCGTGCGAATATGCTCGGTCATTGTTGTGCTCCTACCTAAGGGCCAGGCGTCGAGGCATCGCCCTCGCGCGCCATATACTGGACGGTAAAACCGATCGTCTGGATGCCGACGACGCGAGCGCCGTTCTCGACCGACCGGCCGACGAAAGGCTGTGACAAGCCGCCGCGCAGCACGCCGATCGCCAGCCCGCCGAGCTGGATATCGTTCGGGTCCTGCAGCGCGTCGCAGATCGCGACGAAGCCGGCGTCGAGGATATCCTCGGCCTTGTCTCCGCCGCTTTCGAGGATCACCATTCCCACGCTGAAAGCGGAATCGTGGATCTCGATCGATCCGGTCAGATCATCGGGCTCATGCTCGCCGCCTTCGCTCAGAACGATGGCGTTCATCTGATCCTCGCCGACCTTCTCGCGTGGATTACGCAGCACCGTCTTCCAGCCCAGATCGGCCCGCACCGCCTCGAGCTTGGCCTCGACCGCGTCGAAGATCTGGCGCCGCACCGATGCCATCAGGCGAGCCCCGCTTCACCGGCGCGGCGATCCCACACGCGGTCCATGTTGCGCTCGAAAATCGCCTCGCTTTCGTCAAGGATCGGCTGCAGCCCGCCCAGGCGAGGCGGCAGCGTCACGCTTTTCATCAGCACGTCGAGCAGATCGGTGTGCCCGGTGCGCTCGTCCTTGCGCAGCAGGTACAGCTTGTTCGGATCGTCGCGGTCGGGGCTCCAATAGACCGACGTCCGCGTCGCCCTGTTGTACCCGGTCGGGACGAAGCCGCCCCGCGCCTGCAGGAACGCCGACCGGTCATCCTCGGCGATGCGCAGCCACTCCCCTTGCGGGCGCAGCGTCGCCCCGTCGAGATGGGCGAGCAGATAGTCGACGAAGCTCTGCGGACCCAGCCCGCGGCCAAGCTTGGAATAGATCAGCCCGGCGAACTGGCCCTTCGCCGCCATGTCGTCATAGAGCGCCGACTGCACCATCGCATTGGTTGCGCGGCGATGATTGTTGCGGGTCGGCGCCGACCCGGTGAACACCCCGTCGAAGAACGTGCGCAGGCTTTGCTTGAGCCGGTCTATCGTCAGCACGACCGATTCGATCGAGGCCTGGGCGATCACCAAGGCGCCATCATCGATCCCTGCTGCGAACGCGCGCATGCCCTTCACGTCGAGGAATTCGACGGTGAAGCCGCTGCCGGAACTATGCGCATTCATGACCGAGCCGCCGCGCGGCCTTGCCAGCATGCCGGGGAAGGATTTGCGCGCCATCAACCTAATCCGCGATCAGCAATTCGGCGAGCCAGAAGGCGCCGGTTTCGTCGAGCTTCGGCAAGGCGGCGATGGTCAGCGTCTCGTCGACCACCAAGGTCACGGCGTCATCGGCATAATGGCCGATTTCGAGCGTGCCGCCGCGCGCGAGCTGGGCGACGTCGTCCGAGCATATCCACACGGTGCGCTCGCTGGTCACCGCTTCGGTGTCCTTGGCCATGAAGCGATTGCGGGCCTGCCCCTTGTCATAGATCAGCGTGAACGGGCCGATCGCGTCGCCTCCGCCCGGCGCCGTATAGCGCGCGGGCGCGGCGTGTTCGTCCGCCGACAGGAAGGACGCGCGATCGGCCGCGCTCTCGACCGGCATGGGTCAGGCCTTGGCCGGCTCGTCGAGGGTCTTGATCTGCTCGGGCGTGAGCAGCTTGCGGGCAGCGGCCAGCTGATCGGTCAGCGTCTTGACCTGCGCCTCGGCATCGGTCGCGCGCTTCTCAGCCGCGGCGACCTCGAGCGCGGTCGGACTGTCGCCAGCCTCGGTCACGACATGCGCCGAGCGCTCGACGATATGGCCGCGGGCGACCAGGGTCGCGAGATCCTCGGCCTTGAGGCCGAACTTCTTGGCCAGCGCGTCGGTCACCGGCGTGCCGGGATCGATCGTCTGCTTGACGGGCTTGCCGCCCCTTTCGGCTGGGATCAGCGCGGAAATCTCGGCCCGCGCGATAAAGATGGTCTTCATGGGAATCTCCGGTCGTCAGGGTAACCGGGCGACGAACCGCCGCCCGGCCCCAGGGGTCAGCGGACGGTCGCGAACAGGCTCGCGTCGATGCGGCCAGGCGCACAGATCGGCGTGCTGATCGTCTCGACGAAATGCGCGCCGGTGCCCGACTCGATCCATTCGTGCGGGAAGAACCGGCCCTTGCCGTAATGGTTCTCGGCATGCTGCACGACGCCATAGAGCCGCGCGCCGGCAAGCCCGCCCATCGCGATCAGCCCGACCGAATAATCGGGCAGCAGCTTTTCGGGGGTGCCGTCGGGCGTTTCCTGCAGGTCGTTATAGACGTAGAACTCGACATTGCCCGAGCGGCCCTTGAACACCGGGGCACCCGGCGTGGTCGGGGTGAAGCCCAGGTTCATCGCCGTGGTCTGGCCCAGGGTGATGTCGATCTGCTTTTCGAACTTGGGGTCGAGCGTGTGCAGGCCCCAGGCCAGGCGGTCCATGATCACGATAGTGACCGGCGCACCGCAATCCTCCCCGACCGTGTTCATCCAGTCGTCGAGATCGTCGACCGACGAAACGCCGCTTTCGCCCCAACGCGCGGTCGAGGTCAGCGCCTTGGTGTGGCTGCCGGTGCGGTTGAAATCGATGAAGGCAGACGGATAGTTTTCGCCGACCAGCGTCATCGACCCGGCCTGCAACAGCTGCGAGGCCTGCCATTCCAGGCTGCGCGCAATGCGGGTCTGATGCTGCATCAGATATTTTTCGCGGATCGCCGCCTCGCGATCAGCTGCCGACATCTCGCCGCCGATCCGCTCGCCGGGCAGGCGCGCCAGCACTTCGCCCGGCGTGATCTGGTTCTTCGGCTTGTAGCTCGCCGGGATGATCGTTTCCTTCTGGTAGCCGCGCGGCTGCAGGATGCTGCCCGGCGACAGCGGCGCCACCAAAGGCGCGCGGCGACGATCGACGAGGACGCGGTCGAAATAGACCTCGGCCGTGTCGAACTCGAATTCGCCGGGGAACATCGTCAGGGTCAGGAAATTGCCGGACACGAACAGGTCCGGGATCAGCGGCATCAGCTCGTCGGGCTGAAACGTGCCATAATCGTCTGCCATTGTCTTTCTCCGAAAAAGCGAAGGCCGCCCCAACCGGGACGGCCTTCAGCCTGGGCACGCGGCCCGATGATAGGTGGGGATTTAGCTCTGGATCAGGATGCCCTTGAGGCGCAGTCCCTCACGGACCGCGGCGACGGTGATCCCGGCGCCCAAAGTGAGCCCCGATTCGATGAACGTGCCGCTTTCATAGGCCATCGCCTCGACATCGCCGCCGCTGGCGTCAGCATCCTGCGCGAGGATCAGATCGGGCGTCTGACTGCCATCGGTCGAGGCCGAGGCGGACAGCTTGTACTTGAGGCCCGAGGCGTAGCTGACCACGATCGGGATATAATCCTCAACGACCCAGTCGGCGCTGCCATCGGCGATGGTGCCGTTGATCTGGCCATTATAGGCGACCCCAACCGTGCCGATGCCGTCGATCGTACCGTCGGGACGGACGACCTCATATTTGCCGGCATTGCTCGCCGCCGCGGTAAAGCCCAGATACCAGGTGCCGGCCATTGCGCCGGCATCGCTGGTCCAGGTGCCGACCGCGCCGTTGCCGACGGTGCCGCCCGAGCCGCTGACCGCGGCGCCGGGAGTCACCGTCGCGGATGCCGCGGCGAGGACCGCGCCGATCAGCGATCCGGCGACGAGCGAGGCGCCCGACAGGATCGTGACCTTGCGCATGGTGTAATCGCCGTCGGCGAGCAGTTGCTTGGGCGCGAACGGCGAGCCCTGGGTGTAATCGGCTCGATCATAAGCCATCGTCTGTCTCCTAATTGGGCCGCTTAGGCCCAGTGATCACATCGGCGTCGCCGCCGGGGTTACTTTGCGGCTTGCGCCTTCTTGGCGGCATAGGCCTGGCCGCGATTGACCTTGGCGCCCGGCTGGGTGTCGGCCGCCTTGGCCGGCAGCAGGTCGGGCTTGGCGGCGTCGGCCTGGGCACCGGCGAGCGCCGCCGCAGCGGCTTCGCCCTCGGCATTGCGCAGCGCGATCGCGAAAGCGCCCGGCTGGATGCCATCGGCGATCGCTTTCGTCAGCGCGGCCTGGTTGCCCTCGCCGGCGATGGCCTGCAGGCCGGCGACGCGGTCGCGTTCGGCCTGCTCGGTCGCCGCCTTGGTATCGGTCGTCGCCTTGGCGACAGCCGCGTCGAGATCGGCTTGGGTGAGTACCGGGGCGTCCGCCGCCGGTGCGGTCGTAGTGGTGGTCATGCTCGTCTCCAGAATTCGCGCACCGGGCGCGGTTGCGACGGTGCGCGAGGCACCCCCGTTCACGGCCTGGGCGAACTCTTTCATCGAAGCGTCCCAGGGCATGATCTTGTCGACGAGGCCGAGCTTGAGCCCATCCTCGCCGGTGTAAAAGCGCGCTTCCTGCGCAGTGATCTCGTCGACCGACAGGCCGCGGCACTCCGCGACGTGCGCGATGAATGCCTGGGCGACCAAATCGACGTCGCTCTGCATCCGCGCCCGCACTTCGGGATCGAGCGGAATATCGCTCGACGCATCGGTCTTGTGCGGAGCCGAGGCGATCAGCGTGACCGCAATCCCCTCTTGCTTGTACGCTTCCGAAAAGTCGGCATGCGCGATCAGTGCACCGATCGACCCGACCCAGCTATACGGCGCGCAGGTGATGTCGTTGGCACAGCAGGCCAATGCGTAATCGGCCGAGGCCGAGCACCCGCGCACGATCGAGCGCATCGGCTTGGCCGCCGCCAGCTCGCGCAGCGCGGTCGCCGTCTCGACCATGTCGACCACCGACCCGCCGCCCGAATCGTGGTCGAGGATGACACCCTTCACGCTGCCATCGGCCAGCGCGTAGCGCGCCTTGTACGCAAGCCCGTCGTAGCCGGTCATGCCCGATACGGGGTTGAGCCCGTTCTCCGGCATCAGCGTCCCGCGCACCTTGATGATCGCGATGCCGTTCCAAATTTCGTAGGGATCGAGCACCGCGCCGGTTTCCCAGTCTCGGCGCGCGATATCCTTGTCACCCGGCATCACGTCCATCTGGACGGCTTCGGCCGCCGCGAGCTGCTGCAGCTCGGCGATCGGCCGCACACGATCCTCGCCGGCGACCGCCAGAGACGCGATATTGAGCCGTGGCCCGATCACGCCCAGGATGATCTCGGCCTTGTGGCGCGAGATCGCCACGGGGCGATTGAACATATGCTCGGATAGGTCGGCGAGCGAATAGCGCATCGTCAATTCCCTTCCTGGCCGCTGCCGGTGCCACCCGACCCGCCGCCGGCGATGTTGTCGGTCGTGTCGGTCGCCTCGGGCTGGCCGTTGCCGCCGCCGACCACGTTGGGGATCGGCAGGCCGCCGTCGACGAACCGTTGATGTTCGGCGATCCGCACCGCCACGTTCGCGTCGTAATCGCCGCCGTTGAGTTCGGCCGTGATCTGCGCACCGGTCGACCAGCCATGTGCTTCGTGGATTTCCAGCGCCTTGGCCTCGCGCGCCGGGTCCATCGACAATTTGCCGTCGCCGCGGAACCGCACTCGGCTCCACGCGGCGCGCTTGTTGTCGTCGGTCAGAAAGCCGGGCAGCTTGTAGCGGCCCCGCGCGACCTGCTCGTACAGCCAGCATTCGTAGCGCTGGCGCTCGCACTGCCCGACCAGCCAGTCGCGGCGCGGGTTGACCAGGATCTGGTACAGGCTTTCGAACGCGGCGCGGCTGGCGGTATAGCTCGACAGGAAGTGCAGCAGCAGCACCTCGACCGGAATGCCGGTCGCCGCGCCGATCTGGCGCGCCAGCCCCATGAAAAACGGATCGAACGCCGGGTTCGGGCGTCCGGGCGTCTTGATGTCGACTTCGCTGTCGCTGTCGATTTCCAGCACCGTGCCGGGCTCAAGCGTATATTCGGGCCGTGCCGCTTCGTCGGGCTGCAGGCCCCCGGTGACGATGCGGTGCTCGTCGTCCGCATAGTCCGGCTCGGGCAGCGGTTGCGCGCCCGGCGACTTGTACGTGATCGCCAGCATCGCCGTCATCACCGCGGCGAACGCTTCCGCCTGGGTCAGCGTCGACACCTTCTGGATGATGTCGAGCACGGGCGCCAGGAAGGGAAAGCCGCGCGTCTGTCCGGGCCGTTTCTTGCGCGCGACCAGGAACGCGGTCGGCAAGCCTGATTTTTCGCCCCAGGCCGGGATGAACGTCGTGTCGTTCGCCATCCGGGTATTGAACGCGCCGGGGTCGCGCTTGAGCACGCTATAGGCGATCGGCGCGCCATAATCGTCCTGCACCACGCCGGCGATGCACACCCGCCCGGCATAGGGGCCGCTGGTCAGCTTCTGACCCTGGGTGTGGCCGTTGGGCGAAACAATCCAGTCCGCCTCATACATTTTCCACGCCGTCGCCGAGCGGCGCCCGCGCTGGCTTTCCGGCATCACGCGGACCTGCAGCACGTCGCCGCCGGTCATCTCGGCGCGCATGGTGATTTCCTGCAGCGCATAGCCGGTCGACGACTGTTCGGCGTCGGGATCCTTCGACGCCATGTATTCGTCGTAATCGACCCGCATCCGCTTGAGGATCGGCGCCAGCGCCTCGGGCGTCATGCCGACCTCTTCGGGGTCGATCTCGGGAATCGCCATCAGCCCGGTGCCGATGGTGAATTCGATAGGGCGCTCGATCGCCGCCGTCGCCAGCGGCATGTTCGCCGTGGCGTAGCGCGACGCGCCGATCAGCGTGGTCTGGCCGCCGATATAATCGACATTGGCCGACCGCGGCCGGCGCTTGGTGCCGCGGATGCCGCCGCGGCGACCCGCGTCGTAGATGCTCGGCCCGGTCAGCCCGCCGATCGGCACGTCGCTGGTCAGCGCCGATGCCGCGGCCATTGCGCTGCGCTCGGCGATGCGACGCACGCCCGCCGACGGCGAGACGAAGCCGATCGCGCGGTCGATCAGGTTGAGCCGGACGGGCATCAGCAGCCGATCCGTGCCACGCCGCGGCGCGCGCGACCAATGGCGGCGCCGGTCATCCGCGCCAGCACGGCCTGCTCTTCCTTGTATCCGGCGCGCAACTCCTTGAGCGGTTCGCGGATAAGAGAGCGGCCGTCGGGCATCGTATATGAATGGTTGCCGAGCGCGGCCTGGATCGACGCACGATATTGCGCGACCAGGTCGCGCTGGTCGTCGATCTCTTGCTGCGTTGCCGCCATGTGATGCCGAGCCTTTGAAATGGGTCCCCGGCCACAATGACGGGGCGGCCTTGCCGGGCCGCCCCGCTAGGCAAGGGAGGATACCGATCCGCAGCGGGCACGAAAAAACCCGCACCCGGTCATCCCGGGGCGGGTGTCCAATGCTCGCAACTTTTCGACGTTTGCTGCCTTGTCAAATGATCGAGTGGCGCGTCAACCCGCCCACAGTCACAAAGGCGCGTTCAAAGTATCGCGCGGCAGTCAACCGATAATCGCTGGCTAATTATCGTCCTGCTCATCGTCCTCGATCGCGCCGCACAGGTAAAGCTGGCCAGGGATCGAATATTGCCCCTCGTCATCCTCGTTTTCGGTGCCGTCGCTTTCGGCATCGCCGTCGCCGTCCATCGCGTCGAGCAGCGAGATTCCCGCCGCGACGAACAATTCGAGCGTGATCCTGAAGTGCAGCCACGTTTCGGCGAGCCGCTTGGCATCAGCAATACTGCTGATGAACTTGACGTGTTCTCCCGATCCAAGGTCCATTCCCTCCCCTTCCCCTGCGGTCATACCGCCCGCAGCGACCGGGCCCCGCCACATCGGTCGATCCTTCGTTCTGGACCTTCACTAAAATCGCGCAACCACATGGATCAATGAACGCCGCGTCAATCATGCTCGTTTTGGACATGCCCCCGAACCGGCCGGATCGAGCGTCACCGCGCCCGATGCACCCGCACCGACCGCCTGGGCCCGCCACGCCGCGGCGACGGGCTGGGCGCGGGCGCGGACGGGGGCGTGTCGCGGGCCGGCGCGTCGTCGTCGCGATCCTCGACCGGCGCCTTTTCCGGCGCGGCCAGCTTGCGCGCCGCACCGCGGGGCGGCCGGGCCCATTCGGGGACCCAGGCCATCGACGCATCGCCATCGGCGAAGCGCAGCACGACGGTGAAGGCATAGACGTAGAGGTCGAGCGTCTCGTTGGCGCGATGATCGGGGCGCGTCCATTGGCCGTCGACATTTTCCTCGGCGCGCATCTCGGCGATCCACGGCGCGGCGACCAGTGCCGGCAGGGCTTCGCCCCGACGCCGCAGCAAGGTGTCGCCCGGGAAGGTGATCGACCCGCCGCCGCCATCGGCGATCTTGAGCCGGGTGTCGGTCATGTCCTTCACCCGGTTGACGTTGGGGCGGTAGAGCTCGGCCTGTGGCGCGCCCTTGATCTGGCGCTTGGCGTCGATCGTCGGGGGTGGCAGCAGCTTGTCCTGCGGACGGTTGTTGCCCTTGATCAGCGTCAACGCGGTCGCCGGCACTTTCGGTCGGCCCGACCCGACGTCGCCCGACACCATGGCGTGCCACCATTGGAAGGCGTTGTCGGTCGCGTTGTCGAGCCCGCCGGTGTCGACCGCGGTGCAGAATATCTTCATGCGTCCGGACCGCCCGTCCGCCATCGGATAGGTAAGCGACAGCACCTGCTGGTGGAGCACCGACCAATCCTCGGGACGGATGAACGGGCGCAACTTCTCCGCGCGCCCGTTGCGTTCGATCGTCAGGATCTCGAACCGGTCGACCAGCCAGGCGCGGAAGCCGCTGCCGAACGCCCACACCGCGACCTCGAACCGGTTGCCGTGCTGGTCGATCGAGGCGATCAGGCAGGCCGCGCCGTTGGGCACGGTGCGCAGGCGATGGGTCGATTGGCGGGTGCGGGCGAGCAGCTCTTCCTCGGTGACGCCGGGCTCGCCGGTGCCGCGCAGGACGTAGTTCTTGCCGATGACGTTCTGATAGAAAGCACGCAGTGGCCCCTCGTCCTGCGAGGTGGCATAGGTGATCTCCGCATTGCGCCATTGGCGCGCCATCGCCTGCCAGGACCTCATGCCCATCAGGCCGTCGAAATGGCACGAACAGCGCTTGGTCGCCACCAGCTCGCCGGTTTTCCCCTCGGGCTCGGCGCGCCGGCTGACCGCTTGTTCGCCGCGCCCGATCCAGCGGCCGGTCGCCATCAGCGCGCGCTTTTCGCTCTGCTTATGATCGACGCCGCAGGCTGGACACACCACGCCGGCGCTGTTAGCGGCGTCCTCAGCCGACCCAGTCGTGTCGAATTTCAGGACGTGTTCGGTGTCAAGCTGGAACGGCTCGCCACAATCGAGGCAGTCGACCCACCAATATTCGTTGGTCCCCGCCAGGCGCAGCGCGACGATGCCGGCGCGGTCGCCCTTTTTCGGAGTCGAGTTGATGTAGACCTTGGTCTTTCCCATCATCTCGAACGAACCCATGCGACCCTTCAGGCCCGACAAAGCGTCGCCTTCGCCGCCGATATCGTCAGGGAAATCGTCGTAATCGTCCTCGCGCCCGCGGCTGAACGGGCGCGATCGGAACGTCGTGCTGACCGGGTGCAGGAAGTGCATGTCGCAGCCGCGAAATTGTTTCAGCACGACGTTGTCGGCGCCGCCGGCGAGCTGGCGATCCTTGGCACGGGGCAGGATCGCGCCGTCGGGTGCCCGCCACTCGACCGCGCTTTCGATCATCGGCGCGAACTGGGTGGTGACGTAGGACGCCATCGACCCCTTGTCGCTCATCACCGACAGGAAATCGGCCTGGTCGTAGAGGATCGTGTGCAGCTGCCAGTTGTTGCCGATCTCCGACTTGCCGGTCTGTGACGGGCCGTCGACGATCACCTCATCATAGGGACTGTCGGCGTGGAGCATGTCCATCGGCCGATCGAGGAAGCGCATGTCGTGCGGGCTGTCCGCCCAGGGGCCGCTATAGCCCTGCGGATTGACCAGCACGCGGTGGCGCCGCGCGCATTCCGACACCGACACCTTTTCGGGAAAGCGCAGCTCCGCGAAACAGTCCGCCACCACGGCGCGCGCGTCGGCGAACGCCGGCGGGGTCGAGGTGGCGGGGTCGAGCATCAGATGTCGCCGCCATACGGGCAGCCACCCATGCCGCAGGTTCCGTGATCGCGGATCACCCGCTCGACGGTAGCAGTCGGGCAGCGGCAGCGCGGGTCCGCGATCTCGTCGGCATCGGTACGGACAGCAGCAAGGCGCGCAGCAGCTGTCGACTCCATCGCGAAGGTTATCGCCGCGATGACGCATGCCTTTCCGAACACCAGGTGTGATTCCCTGATATGCCCGATCACGTCGTCGGGGAGCTTCGACATCAGCGCGCTGCGCGTTTCCTTGGCGATGCGTTCGCCAAACTGTTCAAGCGTTTCGGTCACGACTCTTCTCCGGTTGAGCCGACGCCGATCGGCGCGAGCGAGGTGACGAAGGCGTCGACGGCGCGGGCGAGGATGCCCTCGAGCGGGCGCACCTGGTCGGGTTCGAGCCCCGCGACGATCGCGAATTCGCCCGGGCTCAGCGCCAGCCGGCGCCGCAATTCGACGCAGGCGCCGGTCAGGACATGCTGCAGCTCGGCCTTTTCGATCAGCTCGCCCATTGCCTTGCGGAATTCGAGGCCCTTGAACGCTGCCTCATATTCCTCTTTGCGCTGGCGGCCCGACAGGTTGAGCGTGTCGCGCGCCTCGGCATTCTCGCCGACCAGGTCGAGCCGCATCTGCGCCAGCTGCGCGCGGCGTTCGGCGCTGGCGTTGGTCTCGTCGTCGCAGCGTTTCTGCCACCACTCGACGCCACCCCGCGCCTCGATTTCATAGCCGCGACCGCGATCGCCCTTGCGCACCAGCCACGCCGGCTCGCCCTCGACCGTCCGCAGGTGCACCCGCATCGTCTCCGGCGTGATCCCGCACAGCTCGGCGAATTCCTCGAGGTTGACGATCAGCGCATCGCTCATTTCCTGTCGCCCCCGGCCAATTTGGCGCGCCGCAGCCCGCCAACCAGTCCAAAAAGCAAAACAAAACCACGAATTATCACCCACTTGGCGCAATTCACGCGCTTCGCGCTGCCGCATCGCATTGGTTCAGGGGGCGCTGGGAGGACCCGAAGGGGGGGTGCCCAGGCGGACGGTGCCGCGGCATCGCGCAGGCGGATGGTGGCCGCTGCCGACGTCACGCCGCCACCTCGGCCCAAGGCTGGCGCGGTGCCGATGGGCGCAGCACGACGAAGCCGAGCGCGCGCATCGACAGCTGCCACGCCAGCGCGTCGAGCGCCTCCCACCACTTGGCATAGTCGACCCGCGCGCGCGCCACCTCGGCGAACGATCCGATCGTGATGATCGGGCAGTAGCGCGCGCGACCATCGTCGGCGGTTTCCCAATGCGCCTCGCCGGGCCGCAGCCACCCGATCGGCACGTGGCGTTGCTCGGCCGCCCAGCCATCGGGGCGGCCAGCCTGCCGGGCATAGTGCCGCACCAGCGCCCCTCCCGGCAGACCCTCGACCGCATGCGCGACCGCCTCGGCCACGGGATGGACGCAGTCGCGGACGATCACGCCCGATCCCTGCACCCGGCATCCCATGTGCGCGATGTCGGCGAGCACCGCACAGCCATCGCTCGACCGACCGCGCGGCTCATAGCCCATCGCCTCGGCCTCGACCGCATAGAGACCACCCATCCCCGAGCGATCCACCCGCTGATCCCGATACGCCCACACCGCCAGCGCCTCGACGTCCATCGACCCCGTCGCTTCCCATGGCCGAGCGGCAGGCGCACCCTGGTGCCGCACCGGCAGACCCCCGCCACGCGGACGCCGCACCACCACGCCACGTGCAGGCGACATTGGCCGCACGATGCGATCGTCGCTCCCTTCCATCGGTGGAACCGTCATCGCTCAATCCTTCCAGCCAATCGGCCAAGTTAAATCATTGGAAATAGTGTTTATATTTTCTCACATGGAACCATTGGAAGGATTGGAAGGGTTTTCCTGTCTTGTGCATGCGCACCTGCCCGCGCCCGCACCTGTCATGGAGTTTCAAGAAACCTTCCAACCCTTCCAAACCCGCACAAATTCGCGCTTTCTCCCTTCCGCGATGGTTCCGCGTCCCTTCCAAAGTGGAAGGATCAAATTCAAAGTGGCCCGTCGTCGAACGGCGGCCAGCCGGGGTCGCCGGGCGGCGGACGCGCGTCATCGACACCGCCATCGGGCGCGGCGTTGCGATCGATCGCCAGGTCGATGTCGGTGCGCACCTCGCCCTTGTCGTCGACGAAGTCCCATTCGTTCCGGGTCAGCCGCAGCCCCAGCCATTGCATCCCGTTCGACTGCTTGTTGTCGAACCCGCGATCCTTCATCGCGCGGCTGAAGCCCTTCTGTTTCCATTCGAGTTCGCCGGCGGCCTTGGCCCAGGCGCAGAACACCTTGTAGAGCACCGAGGATTGCACCCGCGCGCCCTCTTCCTCGGCCGTGCACAGCCGCAGGAAGCTCGCCAGCGGGTCGCTGTCGTCGCGATAGGCCAGCGACTGGATGGTGACGTCGTCGGGCTCGACGAAGCCGTTCTGCATCCAGTCGACCACCCCGCGCACCATCCATGCCAGGATGCCGGCATGCTCGCCCGCCAGCCGCGTCGGCAGCCCGCGATCCTTTTGGTGTTCCTCGAGGTGCGATTCCCACAACAGCACCTTGGCGCGCCGCCAGATGCCCTCGGTCCCCTGGACGATATCGGGTTTCTTGTTGCACCAAATCGTCCACTTGAAGCTGGGCGTGAAGCGGAAGAACGACCGGAAATTGTCGCGCGCCAGCATCGGGTCGCCGCCCGTCACGCTGTTGATCAGCGGTTCGTTGAACTTCGACCCCGCCCCCGGCTCGCCGCTGGTCAGGAAGCGCACCCCGGGCAGGCGCACGATGTCAGGCGTCGCTTGGTCGCCGCGCTTCTTGATCCCTTCGTCGAGGAACGTCTCGACATTGGTGATCTCACCATAATCGCCCGCGGCGTCGCGCGCCGCATTGCCCACGGTCGACTTGCCGTTGGCCGCGGTCGGGCCCCACCAGATATGGAAGATCTGTTCGCCCATGTCGCCGGTCAGGCAATAGCCGAGCCACTGGCGCAGATAGCGGCGCCGCTCGCGTTTCGGCTGGGCCCATCGGATCAGCGCCTGCCACTCGTCCGCCTTGGCGTCGGGATCGTAATCGCACGACGTCAGCTTGGTCAGCAGATGCGCGCGATCGTGCGGCATCAGCTCGACCCGCGCCGGCCCGTCATCGTCGGGCGGGATGAAGCGCAGCGTGCCGTTATGGCAATTGAGCAGCATCGGGTCGGTGTCGAAATCGGTGATCTCGACCGTCAGCCAGCGCTTGGCGAGGTTGGCGATGCACCCCAGCCGGCCCGAGCTTTCCGACGATCGCCCCCACGCGCCGAGTTTCTTCGACAGCGGCTCAGTCTTGCTCCCCGCGACGACCGCGCGATCCATCGCGCCCTCGGCATCGACATGATCGCGGCGCAGCTTGTGCACCGCGACGAAGTTCGCCCACGCCTCGTCGCCCATCACCAGACCGTCGGTCGAAAAGCCGCTCGCCGCGACCAGCTGCGCCTCGTCCTGGATCGCGCGCACCGTCTCGAACACCGCGCCCAGCACCTCGGCCGGCGTCGCGTCCTTTTCCTGCACCAGCACGCGATAGCGGCGCCCGTCATAGCCGAGCCAGCCCTTGGCCGTGGTATAGAGGAAATCGCGCCCGAACCGCTCGCGGAACCGCTCGGCATTGCCCAGGTCGGTGCGCTGGAAGCCGGCGCAGCGATGCGTCGCCAAATCGCCGGTCAGGTCGTACCCCTTGCGCACGCCCGCCCAGAACGATTTGCGCATCGCGGTCAGGTCGAACGCGTCCCCGAAGTCGGCGAATGCTTCCTCGCCCTCGACATAATCGATCAGCCCGGCCCGCATCCGCCTCCCCAGCGCGAAGGCGAAGCCGTTGGCCTGCTTGTCCGACACCGCATCGCGCGACCGCTCGCGATCGAGCCACAGCCCGTGGACGCGCCGCAGCACCGCCTGCACCCCCGCCCCCTGATCGGACAGGGAAGGCCCGATGCTTCCATTCGGAAGCATGTCGTCATCGCTCAGCCCCGGGGGTGGCGGGGGAAAGGCGAGGTCGTAGCGCGCGCGCCACGACGCGACATATTGCGCGCGCGTCTCGTCGTCGCGGATCGCGCCGGCCATCGCCGCCAGCCGCTTCCACAGCGCCGCCCGCGCTTCGGGGGTGCGGGGGGTCATTCCATCCCCGCCTGGCGCCGCGCGGCGATCACGTCGGCCAGCCCGCGCGCGATCCAGCGCATCTGGTTGATCGACTGGCTATTGCCCAGCACCTTGTAGCGCGGCCCGTCGGCCGCCGGCTTGCCGCGCCACGCGATCGCGGTGAATCCGTCCGGCACGCCCATCAGCCGCTCGCACTCGGTCGGGGTCAGGCGGCGCACCGCCCAGGCGTCGGCGATGTAGCATTGCTGCTGCGCGCCGACATCAGCCGCGAGAGCGCCAACGGTTTGGCCATCATCGCCGAAAATACGGACTTCCGAACGGCTGTTCTGAGCGAAGGCGACCGCCTGCCCGTTGCTTACGGAATGCTCGGTGCCAAGGGTGCCGGCGACACACCCGCCCGAGTCGGCGTTGCGCAGGTCGACCGGCACAATCGGCGTGCCTCGGCCCGTGCCGTCCTCACTAGCGTCGAAGCCGTCGGCACGTAAAGCATGAGCCACCAAGTGACTATGCCCGTGGTTAGCGTCCTGCCCGCTGCAACCCTGCAATCTGCCATAGCTCGCATCGAGCGTGGCGATCACCCTGCTTCCGTCGTCCTTTGGGCAACCGCATGGAGCGCTCGAGCGAGCAAACCCGGCAATTCCTTCCCCCGTTTCGCGGCGCGGCGCAGGATCCCCGCGCAGGCTTTCTGGCTCAAATAATACCGCCGCGGGACCGGCTTCGTCTCCAAGACATGCCACAACGAACACACGCCGCCGTCGCTGGGGCACGGCCCTCTCGTGCCCGTCCACTCGGACATATTGAGCGTCAAGCACCCGGTAGGCCCACCCATACCCGCACTCCCCCAGGAGCCCGAAGAAGGTTCCAGCCGTCCGCCCTCCATCGTGCGACAGGAAGCCGGGGACGTTCTCCCAAAGCAGCCAGCGGGCGCGAACGCGTCGAGCCAGCGCCAGGAACTCGAGCGTGAGGTTGCCGCGCGGATCGTCCAGTCCGAGCCGCTTTCCCGCGACGCTGAAGGCCTGGCAGGGGGTGCCGCCGGTAAGAAGGTCAATTGGCCCGACATGGTGTTCCTCGATCCTGGTGAAGTCGCCGAACAGCGGTGTGACGTTCGATCCCTCGGCGAAGCGATGATCCCAATCGACCGCGACCGCCTGGTGCCGCTGCTGCAGCATCGCGCGCGGGAACGGCTCGATCTCGGAATAGCCGGCGCAGCGAAAGCCCAGCCCCGCGCTCGCCAGCGTGAACGCCGAATAGCCCGAGCAGACGTCGAGATAGCGGACCTCGGTCACGCCACCCCCACCACAGCCTCGAACACGAAATCGCTCAGCGGCATCGCGGCCGACAGCACGCGCTCCACGCCTTCGCGCCCCTCGGCGCGCGCCAGGTCGTCGGGATCCATCCCGTCGGGCAGCAAAGCGACCGACAGGCTGGCGCCGCCGCCCGCCCCCGCCATCGTCGTGCCCAGCATCGGCATCGCCCGCTCGCACGCGCGCAGCGCGGCGCCGCGCCCGGCCTTGTCGCCGTCGAGCAGCAGCACCGGGCACTCGCACACCCGCCACGCGCGCTCGAGCTGCGCCTCGGTCAGCGCGGTGCCCATCGGCGCCACCACCTCGGCCACGCCGACGCCGTCGAGCGCGATCGCGTCGAAATAGCCCTCGACGATCACCAGCCGCCGCGCCTCGCGCGCCGCCGGCGCCGCGCGGTGCAGGTTGTACAGCGTCCGCCCCTTGTCGAAATGCGGCCCCTCGGCCGAATTCTTGTACTTCGCCTGCTGCCGGTCGGACGTAGCGCGCCCGCCGAACCCGATCACCCGCCCGCGCGCATCGTGGATCGGGATCATCAGCCGCTGGCGAAAGAAATCGACCCAGCCGTTATCGGACTCGACCAACAGCCCGACCGCGGCGAGCTCGTCGACCGTCCGCCCGGTCGCCGCAACGCCGCCCATCCGCGGCGCCAGCCCCAGCCCGAACCGCGCGATCGCCGCCGCGCCGACGCCGCGATCGGCGAGCATGGCGATCGCCGCCGGCTCGCTCGCCAGCCGCCTGGCATACCAGTCCGCCGCCGCCTCGAGCACACCACCCGCCCGCTCGATCCGTTCCTCGCGCTCGCGATAGTCGGGCGACGGCGCCGGCACGTCGAGCCCGGCGCGATCGGCCAGGTCCTTGACCGCGTCGATGAACCCCAGCCCCTGGCGCTCGGTCAGCCAGCGGATCGCGTCGCCATGCGCCGAACAGCCGAAGCAATGATAGAAGCCCTTGTCGTCGTTGACGTAGAAGGAAGCGGTCTTCTCATTGTGGAACGGGCAGCACCCCTTGTGCTCGCGCCCCGCCTTGGTCAGCTTGACCGAGGCGCCGACCAGCGCCGACAGCGACGTCCGCGCGCGCAGCTCGTCCAGAAATTGCGGCGATAGCGACAAAAGAACCCACCCCTGAAATCGGAGAATTCGGCCACCCCGCGTGGCCGGCATGCGTGTGTGGTGGCGTCAGGTGGGCGGGCGCGGGCGGCCTATCGGCAGCCGGTATTGCGCCGGCGCCAGCCGATCGAGGAACCGCCCGAACGCGCGCGCATCCTTGCGGCCGATCGCGGTCGACGCATGCCATTTGAGCGTGGCGACCAGCGTGTCGCGATCAGCGCCGTCGCTCATGATCGTGCCCGGAACGCGACGGGCATCGCCGAGTGTTCGACCCCGTCGAGCAGGCGTCCGGCGCGCGCTTTTCCGACGCGGTACGATAAATCCGTCGAGTGCCCGGTAAAGGTGTGGGCGCGCAATCTGTCGCCCCTCTCATCGCCGTGGCCGCTACGAGCGACGACATAGCGAGCCATCCAATCGCGCACGTTGCCGTAACGGTCGGCGATCGGGCGATCGCTATTCAGACCGAACGCATCGCCCGGTGCCCATTCGCCCCATTGCTTGAAGAAGAAGGGAACGCCGGCAGCTGCGCATTGATCGCGAAGGGCGCGCGGCCCGCACGGGTCGATCGGCCGCGCGCCCTTGCCGCTTTCGCCGCCGACGATCACCCAGTCGAGCAGCGCCAGCCATTCGTCGCGCAGCACGATCCGGCCGAGCATCGGCTCGATCGACAGCCCCACCCAGGGAATGCCGAGCTTGGCCTTCAGCGCGAGCAGCCGCGGGATATCGCGGTCGGCTTCTTCCTGGTTGACGACCGAAATCATCAGCCCGGCGTGCTGCGGCCAGTCGGTGCGGCCGATCGCCGCCAGCCGCTTCTCGATCACCGTGATGCGCTTGGTGACGATCTGGATTTGCAGCCGGTCGCACGCTTCGATCCGGCCCCACGCCTCGTCGAACCATTCGATTGGCACCTCGGTGTCGAACAGGTCGGACATCGACTGGATGAACACCCGGCGCCGAGGCGTCGCATGAATCTGCCCGATATGATAATCGGCCGACCACCACGCATAGTCGTTGTCGAGCCGATGGATCAGCTTGACCGCGCCCTTGATCTTGCGCCGCGGCGCGCCGACGCCCCAGATCCCGCCGCCGAACCGCTCGGACCAGGTCTCGGCATAGCAATGCTCGCAGCCCGGCCCGACCTTGGTGCAGCCCCACCAGAAATTGATGGTCGCGTCGGTCCATTCGATGCCGGTCGTGGCGCTCATTTGCCCGCCCTCCGCACCGCGCGGGCACCGCCGGTCGCGCCATAGACCTTGCTCGTCGCCCCCGACGACACGCAGACGTCGCGATATTCATCGCCCTTGTGCGCCTCGCGAAACGCGATCAGGTCGCCGTCGACCAGGTAGATCGCGCGCGGGTTGCCATGGCCGTCGACGCGCAACCGGTCGATCGCCGCGTCGATCCGCGCCAGGATGGTGTCGGCGCCGACCGCGATCACCCCCGACAGCCGGGCATCGGCGACGCGCTGGTCGATGAACGACGATCGCGTGCGGGGTGGCGGTGCCGTCTCGCGCCTGGCCGACACATCGCGCACCGGCACGCCCGAGCTCGGCCGGTCGTACTGCCCGGCGCGGCTGTCCCAAGGGTTTCCGCCCATCATTCCCCGTCGCACCCGATCATCAGGTTCGTGAGGTCGTCACGGTCGCCGCAAAGGTAGAGCCACAGGCCCGCCCCGGCCGCTTCCATCACGCGCGTGGCATGGACGTCGAAGGTCGTCGCCGCTTCGGCAACACTCGCCTCGCGACCGCGCAGCGCGATCCATGTCATCAGCAGGTCGGCGAGTTCGTCGTTGCTGACCTCGACCGCCTCGCCATTGGTGTAGCGCATCACCTTGGGCGCGGTTTCCAACGCCAGCCCCGCCAGATCGGCGGGCAGGTTCATCACCAGCGCCACGCGCTCGACCAACAACGGTTCGCCGAGTATCTGGCGCCAGGTCCCGACCGCGTTGGCAACGCAGTTGATGCCCGGCAGACCGGTGCACTCGCCACCTTCTTCGCCATCGGGATCGTCATCGCCCAAATTCCATGTATCGGGATCATCGCCGAACCGGGTCACCCACGGCGTCATTGCTGCGTCCGCCATCACAACACTCCCTCTTGAAAACCGCCCTCGCCCAGCCGCCGCGCGGCGATCGCCGCCGGGCTGTGCTTGTTGAGCCAGTCGACCGCCTCGATCGCCGCGGCCCCTTCGCGATGCTTGGCCTGGGCGGCGCGCGCCGACAGGATCCGCCCGCGGATATCGTCGGGGATCCGTGGCCAGCAGGAATCGCACACCGCTTTCCAGTACAGCCGGGTGTGCGGGCATCCCGCCACCGGGCAATCGTGCGCGCTCTGCCGCCCGTGCTTCATGCAGCCCTCCGTTGCCGGCGCGACCAGCGCAGCTCGCGGTTCGTCTCCGCCGGGATCAGCTGGTAATGGTCGCGCTCGATGCACAATGTCCGCTCGCAGCGATGGTCGAGGTTCATCCCCGCCGGCACGCGCTGCTCGGCCAGCATCCCCTCGGCCCAGGCGACCGCGACATGCACGCGCACCGATCCGATGCCGGGGATCCAGATCGATCCATAGGGCCCGCTCGACGGACGCCCGCCGCCCTTCGACTGCGCGCCGGTCCATAGCCGGCACGGCGTCTTGAGCCCGTTGCGCGAGCCGAGCAGCACCCGCTGACGCGCCGCGATCCGCGCGGCGATCAGGACGCGAAGGCAGGCCGGGAGCGTCATGCTGCGGCCTCGTCGAACAGCGACGACCCGTCGTTCTTCATCCGATCGAGGTTGCGAACGGCCTGGCGGAAGTAGCTCGGCTTCAACTCGATCCCGATGCCCTTGCGGCCCATCCGCGCGGCGCAATAGACCTCGCTTCCGATGCCGAGGAACGGCGTGAGAACGGTGTCGCCGGGGTTGCTCCACAATTCGATGCAGCGCTCGATCACGTCGAGCTGCAGCGGCGATATGTGTTGTTCGTCCTTTTCGTCGCGCCCGCCGCGATACTGCAACGTGCGGGTCTGGTTGATGTCCATCCAGACCGGCGAAGCGTAGCGCTGCCAGACTTCGATCGAATACCAGTTACGCGCATCGTCCGCCGTGGTGAACTTGGCGAAATCGGGACCGTCGCCCTCGCCGATCCACTGGGCGAATGCCCCTGCGATCGGATCGGGATTGTCGCCGCGCTTGCGGAAGGTCAGGATGTAATCGGCCAGGCCTTGACCCGACAGCGCGCTGTCCTTCACGACCTGTTTGTGCAGCAGCCGAATGTTCTTGGTGCGCTGCTGCGCAACCACCGGATCCTTCCAGATGCAGACCTCGCTATGGAAGATCCACCCGGCATCTTCATAGGCGCGCACGACCTCGCCGCGAAAATCCCGCATGCCGATATGACCGTATCGCTTCTTCGACATCGGCAACTGCATGACGTGGACGCTGTGCAACCGGCCGGGCTTGGTGACGCGCAACAGTTCGGCGATCAGGAACGCATAATGTTCCCAGAAAGCCGGGCCTTCGTTGTTCGATATGTCACGATCGAAGTTCGAAAATTTGTACAGGCCCTCGAATGGCGGCGAGTGAATGCCAAAGCCGACGCTGTCGCCCGGCAATGCCCGGATCAGGTCGCAGCTATCGCCCTGATAGATCGCATAGTCGTCGGTGACGACCTGATCGACGGCCATGATCGTCATGCCGCTTCCAGCCAATCGGGAATGATCATCGGCTGGCGCGGGTCATAGCTGGGGATTTCGCGCACGCTGCCCCGAACGGCCGCGCGCGACAGCGATGCGGTGTGCAGCACCATCGCCGCCGCCATCCGCTCGGCATCGGCTTCCTTGCGCCGGATATTGGCCACGGTCGCACCCTCGATCTCGGAGGCGACGATATGGGCGGTGACGGCTCGCGTCTGACCGAACCGCCAGAAGCGGCGCACCGCCTGATAGAATTGCTCGAAGCTGTCGTTGAGTCCAACGAAGCCGGTGTCAGCGCAATGCTGCCAGTTCATCCCGAACCCGGCGACGCTGGGCTTGGTGATCAACACGCGAACGCGCCCGGCTGCGAACGCGTCGAGCTTTCGCTCCTTTACGGCGTCGGGGTCCGAACCACGCGTTTCGACGGCGCCGGGGATGAGGCGCGTGAGCAACTCGCTCTCGGCGTTGAGGTTGCACCACCAGACGAACGGCCGATCGCCGGGCGTGATCGCCGCGGCGCGGCGGCATCGTTGCTCAACGGTCGCACGCCGGGCCGTGATCCGTTCCTGCAGCGTCTCCGCCTGCATCGGGAACAGCGTGCCGGCCGCGCTCGCCGTCGCATAATCGGCACCGACAACATGCTGCTCGAACCGCAGGGGTGGAAGGTCATAGCCGTCATTCGCATAGCCGAGGTCGGACGGCTTGCGCAGCATCACTGCCCAGGATGCCATCCACTTCCAGAATTCGTTCTCGGCATGCCCTTTCAGCCGCCATTTCTGGGTATCGCCGCCATCATGGGTAAAGAAGGTGGCGAGCATGTCCGAATAGGACATGATGCCAAGGAACTCGGCGTGGTTGCCCAGCTCCATGAAGTCGTTCGGCGCCGGGGTGGCGGTCGCCGCCAGACGGAACGGGATCGATCGCGCGGCCTCGATCAGGCTCGTGCGATAATGCCCGTCGGTCGATTTGAGGATGCTGCTCTCGTCCAGGATAACCCCGCCGAAATCGGACAGGTCGAACTGGCCCAGCTTCTGATAGTTGGTGACGTTGATCCCCACGCGGCAACCGGCCGCGCTCGATACCTGGCGCGCCGCGATCCCGAATTTCTCGGCCTCGCGCACCATCTGCGAGCTTACGGCGAGCGGCGCGAAATGCAGGATCGGCTTGCCGGTAACGGCGCTGACCGCCTGCCCCCATGCCAATTCCATCAGGCTCTTGCCGAGCCCGGTTCCGGCGAACACGGCCGCCCGCCCCCGACGCAAGGCCCACCGCACGATATCGCGCTGGAAAGGGAACAATGCGTCAGGAAGGTCGACGTCCGCCTCTATCCCTGTCGGCGGATCGGTGATCGCCTTGCGGGCCAGGAAGTCGAGATATGCCGTCTCGGTCACGGCTCGCCGCACCCGCGGCCGACCAACTCGCCATGCTCGCCGCCGGTGAAGACCTGCCAAGGCACGAAGCGCTCGCCGTTCGGGCACCAGAAGCCCCAGTCGCGGACCTTCGGGCCGGTCAGGAACAGCGAGACGCAGCGACCGCCCTCGGGCACGATCAGCCGGTGCGTGTCCGTCGCCTCGCGGCTGACGACATCGCCCACCTTTCGGACGTAGTGACGGTCGTCGCGCCAGGGCCGGTCGCGCTCATAGGTGATTTCGTCGTAGCCGCCCTCGATGATGTACGACGTATTGGGCCAAGGATGATCGTGCCCGGCGCGATCGTCGTCGCTGCGCAGGATCTCGTGGAGATAGACGTTGCACGCCTCGTTGCGCGGGATGATCCACCACCGGCGCAGATACGGGTTCGCCGCCTCGCCGATCACGAAGTCGGGCGCGCGCGCCATGACGCCCGCCGCCCATGCCGCCATCTGCTCGCGGCTCGCATATGCCAGCGCCTTCATCGTCACACCCGCATCGGCATGAGGACGTACAGCCCGCGCGCTTCGTCGTTGGCGTCGCGGATCAGCACCGGGCCCGCCGCGTCGCTCAGCTCGAACCGCGCGGTGTCGCCCTGGATGCGGCCGAGCATCTCGGCCAGATACTGGCCGTTGAACCCGACAATCAGGTCGGCGCCGTCATGGTCGCACGGCGATTCCTCGCTCGCCTCGCCCATCTCGGGCGACCGGCAGCTGATCGTGACCAGGTCGCGCGTCAGGTCGGCGCGGATCCCGCGTTCCTTGCCGCTGGTCATCACCATCGCGCGATCGACCGCCGCCGCCAGCGTCTTCGGGTCGATCAGCAGGATATTGTCGTTCGCGCTGGGGATGACCCGGGTGTAATCGGGGAAGGTGCCGTCGATCAGCTTGGTGGTCAGCACCACTTCGCCGAAATCGAACACCGCCTTGCCGGTGCCGATCGCGACGTCGACCGGGCCCTCTACCCCGTCGAGCATCTTGTCGAGCACGCCGATCGCCTTGCGCGGGATGATCACCCCATCCAATGCACCGGCGCCGTCGGGCTGGGGCAGGTCGAACCGCGCCAGCCGATGCCCGTCGGTCGCCACCCCGCGCAGCACCAGCACCACGCCCTCGCCGTCGCCGGTCGGGCCGCGCGCCTCGGTCGCGTGGAGATAGATGCCGTTGAGATAATAGCGCGTTTCCTCGGTGCACATCGCGAAGCGCACGCCATCGATCAGCGCGGCCAGGTCGAACGCGGCGATCTCGAACTGGTGATCGACGCCGCCCGAGACCATCATCGGGAAATCCTCGATCGGCAGCGTCGGCAAGGTGAAGCGCGCGCGGCCGGCGGTGACCAGCATCTTGCCGGGCGTAAGGGTCAGCGTGACCAGCGCCTCGGCGTCGATCTTCTTGACGATCGCCTCGAGCGTGGCTTCGTTGACCGTGGTGGCGAACGCCGGCGCGTCGGCATCCTGCTCGACATCGATCATCCGCACGCATTGCAGGCCGAGGTCGGTGCCGGTCAGCGAGGCCCGCCCGTGCACCGCCTCGATCCGCAGGTTTGACAGGATCGGGATGGTGTTGCGCCGCTCGATCACCGCGCCGATCCCGGCCAGCGCCGTCTTGAGCGTGCCCGCGGCGACCGAGATCACGCGGGGCTTGCCATCATCGCACGGGTCGGGGCGCAGATCGATGGCGGCCTTGCGACCGCGCTTGGGCTTGGGCGCGTCGGCCGTGGTGTCGGCCGGGCCGTCGACCTCGACCGTATCGGCATTGTCCTCGGGCGCGGTGTCGGCGTCGGGCGCCAGCGGTTCGTCGGTCATTGTGGGTCTCCATCGGAATCGGCGAGGCCGGCGCGGATCGTGGTCGCGAGGCCGGCGATGATCGCCTCGAGCGTGCCAGCGGTGTCGGGGTCGTAGCGCTCCCCCAGCTTGGCGGCATAAGCGTCGAGATAGTCCGCGTTGCGCGCGGACTGCGCGGCCTCGCCCGCGGCGAACGCGTCGGTCAGATCGCTGTCACGATCGAACGGACGCGACGATGCTGCGCAGCCGCCGTCGGTCATGGCTGCACCGGCGCGTTGGCCAGCTGCAACAGCCGATCGGCGTGACACGGGGTGTCGAGGGAGCACCAGCATGCGAGGTTCTTCCCTCGCAACTCGCCAATGTGCTCGCGCACATAGGCCAGGTAGACCACTGGGTCGGTGACCGGATCGGGCGCACTGCGGGCCGGACGGCCCAGCGTGACCAGATACGTATGGCAATCGACCGCGTGCTGCTGGTCGCAATGCAAGCCCGCTCGATAGGGATTGCCCCACGGGGTGGTGCGGTCGACCGCCTGAGTGTTCGCCGGCATGCGCCAGCCCTTCACCCGCGACAGGCGAATGCGCTTGGGCACGCCGCTCATGCCGCTTCCTCTCTCAGATTGTCCGCGATCGACAGGATCCCCGCTTCGATCACGCGGACCAGCATCGTCGCCGGGGTAATTTCCTCGACCTTGGCGAGCGCGATCACCTGGCGCAGCAGCTCGGGCCATTTGCGCCGCAGGAACACGAACGCATCCTCGGGCTCGCTGAGCAGCGCCGCCTGGATCGCGACGACATTGGCCGACAGCGGCGCCTTGACCGTGCCGGTGCATTTCGCCTGCCGCCGCCGCGCGCCGATCGCCAGCGCCTCGGCCTTGATTTCGTCGGCCAGCGATTCACCCGGCCCCGGCGCCCGCGCATCGACGAACCGGACACCATGCGCCGCGGCGATAGACGCAGCGCGGAGGGCCGCCGCGTTGTCGGCAGTTTCAGCGTGGCGCGATGCCATGACCGCGTCGCGCGTCGCACCTTCGGGCCAGCGTCTCATGAATGCGCGCATCGGATCGGCGGTCTGCGCGCGCGCGGTGCGCCGCTTGCGCAGCAGATTGACATAGCCGGGATGCCCGACCGCCAACTCGCCGAGCAGCGACCCGCCCATCCGGGTGCGCGCGAGGTACGCCTCGATCTCATCGAGCAGCGCAACGCCCAGCGGGTTACCGGGTTGGGCCGGAATGCTCGGGGCGGGCGCGCTTGATGCCCTAACAGCTGGCGCGCCCGCCTCGTCCGCCGTGTCGCGCACGGCGGGATGGGTTGGCCGGGGTTGTTCGGGAGGGGGGCGACCCACCCCGGCCGCCGCGACGTCGCCCTGCTCGCATCCGGGGTGGACGCAGGGCTCGGTCGCGGGTTCGTGATTGGGTGCGGTCTCTCCCGCCGTCACGACTGTATCGGCATCCGTTACCGTGGCGCGTACCAAGGGCACGCCCGCCCTGCCCGTCCGTGGACATTTATGAAGGCCGTCTTGGACGGAGCCGAGGTCATCCAGCCTTTCGGTCACGGCCTGCGCCGCTAGCCCGGAAACTGGTGCGGTCTCTCCCGCCGTCGCGTCCATAAGCTCAGACGTTGCAGCCGATGACCGGGCATCGGCACCCCTACTCACGGGCTCCACGGGGGATTCGCAAGTTCGTCCCTCCCCCGCTTCATCACCCGCTTTCGCGCGGTATTCCTCCAACATCGACGCACTCAATTCGAGCGCACCGAACTTGATCTTGCCGGCATAGCGCAGCGCGCGGACCGCGGCGTCGGTCTCGGGCTTGCCGATCCCGGCCGCGCGCGCCACCGCCACCTGCGTCCAGCGGTCCCAACCCTCGGGCGGGACGCCGCGCAGCGCCGCGACCACCTTGCGTTGATCGGCCGCGCTCACAGCAAATCTCCGCGCGCGATGCCGATGACGGCCAGGCCGAGCATGCCGGTGGACGCGCCGAGGGAGATGACGCAGCCCCACACAAAGGGGTCGGCGACGCCGAGCACCAAGAGCACGACGGCGAAAGCTAGCGCCGCAACATGCATGATGAAAATCTCGCGGACGAGCGAGGCAAGGGATTCCTTCATGTCCGCATCCCCCGGATGATCCGCCAGAGCACGATCGGCGCGACCGTGACGCACAGGATCGCCAGCACGACGAGCGCGAGGGCGATCATCGCCATGTCGGCCAGCCAGGCCCGCGCCCGGCTCACCACCGCACACCGCCGGAGCGCCACCACGCCGCGATCGCGCCAGCCGCCTGCGCCGCCGCGACGACGATCAGCAGCACGATGAGGACGAGAAGCACGGTCATTCGCCCGTCCTCCCCAACTGCCGGTCGATGTGCGGCGTATCCCGCAGCGCGCGCGCCCAGGCGCCCGACTCCGATCGGTCATCGATGGTGACGGTCGCGCTGGGCAGCAGGTCGCCACCGCGCATGGCCGACCACGGCGCCAGCATGACGCGCCGAAACCGATGGCTAGTGCAGAAGTCGATCGCTGGCCGCGGGTTGGAAGCGATCGGCAAGGTGAGCCGCCCCATCACGCGCCAACCCGCACGACACGGCGCTGCGCCGGCGTGCCCTTCTTCGGGTCGGTCAACGGGCGCGACGATCGCTCGGCGAGATAGAGCAGCTTGAACGGCTCGACCCGCTTCTGCTTGAGATAGACATAGCCGAGCGACTCGGTCGCGCGCAGTTCCTCGGCGACCGATGGCGCGGCATCGCGCTCGGCGTTGAAGCCCAGCGCATAGGCCATCACCGCACCAGGCTGCGCCCCCGCCACCCATTGGCGGATATGCCCGACGGTCAGCTGGCCGCACCCGGCGATCAACGCCAGCCGCTCGGTCGTTGCGATCTCTTCCCCACTCACCCCGGTAACCCCTTATGCCAGATGAAAATTACTGCCCGCTCGATCCCCGCCCCGGCTCAGCCGGGCGGTTGCGCTCCGCCCGGTCGGTTGGCGGCATGCGCATGGCGCAACGCAGCGACGGCGTCGGACAGTTCGTTGAGCTCGCGCATGGCGTCGTCGTGGTCGCGCACGCTCATCGGCGCGGCGGCTCCGACGCGGGCGGCCAGCACGCGAAACACGTCGCCGACCTCGCTGCCCAATTGGCCGAGCAGCATCGGCAGGCTCGCTTCGTCGCCGCTGCTGCCGGATGGCACCAGCTCGAACCCCTGCCGCCGCGCCAGTTCGCGCGTGATGTGCGGATGGCCCAGCCGCCCGCGCCCGTAATCCTCGAGGTCGCCGATCACGTCGAGCCGCAGAAAGGTCGGCGTGTCGAGCGAGGCCGCGTCGGACATGCTCGATTGCGACCGCCCGGTCGCCTTGGCGAACCTATCCTGCCCGCCCGCCGCGTCGAACGCCGCATCGGTCGCGTTCTTGAGGTCGATCTGCTTGTGCGTCAGCAGGACGCCGCGTTCGGTGCTCACGCCGCATCCTCCATCGGTTCACCGGCCGTTGCGATGCCGATACGATCGCCGCCACTATCGGGAGACTCGGTCGCGCGCGCCCCGCTAGGAACGGCGTCATGTTGAACCACCGCCCGCGCTGCCCGCACGTCGTCACACAGGCTCGCCGCGTCGATTCGCCCACCGGCGAGTTCCTCGATCTTGAGCGCGACGCCGAGCGAGCACGGACGTTCGCCGCGCTCGATCGTGCTCATGTGCCCCTTGCTTGAAATGCCCAGGATGACGCCGAATTCTTCCAGCGTCTTGCCCATTTCCGCGCGGAGGTCCGCGATGCCGAACTGTTTGGTCATGGCGAACAGTTCGCACATTCCAAACTTTCCGGCAAGCGGAAAAGTTCGCGATCTGCGCGCCGACAATGCGCACCGAGGTTCGTACAATACGAACATGGCACGCCGCGGCATCCCGAAACACCCGCTTCTCTGGTACTTGCGCGAATGGATGGCGACCCAGCACATCCATCGCCAAACCGACATGATGGAGCTGACCGGCTGGTCGAAGGCGAAGATGAGCCAGCTCTATAACGGTCAGCAGGATTTCAATTCCGAGATCCTGGCAGAGGCCGCCGCCGCGCTGAAGATCGCGCCGTTCGAATTGCTGATGCCGCCCGACCAGGCCCAGTCCTATCGCCGCATGCGCGCCGACGCGCTGCGCATCGCCTCCGACAACCGCCTGCCTTATGAGGCGCCGCCAGCCGATCTCGACCAGGACCGCAAGGCTGGCTAGACGACCGCCCGCGCGAGCGTTGTGGCGATTCGCGCTCGCCCTGCCGTTGCTGGGCCTCGGTGCGTGCCATGACCGCGCGACCCAACCCGCGCCGGCCGAATCACCGACAGCCGGGAAGTCCGCCGAGCCGCTCGGCTGGCGCGATTACCGACTCGGCATGTTCTATACGGATACCAAGGCCGCCGACGCGGGAATGCGCTGGGACCCCTACACGCTGGGACAATGCCAGGACCGCATGGCGATCGCTGGCTGCACTTTGCGCGGAGCCGACGATGGCGGCGAGTTAGCGATGATCGACGGCATTCCGTTCCGGGTCGCGCTCGCCTTCAACAAGCATGGCGTGCTCACCGACGTGCAACTCGATTATCGCAAGTCGGGCGCCATCACGCGTGCGCAATGCCTCGATCTGCTGGGGCGCAGCTATGACTGGCTGAGCGATCAGGTTGGCGGCCTCACCAATCGCGCATCGCCGCGCGACAAAGCGCACACGGTGCGGATCGTAGCGGTTCGCACCCCGGCAGGGCATATGACGAACATTGGCGGCCCGCCCGGATCGCAGGATTACGTCTCGTCTTTCGCCTTTTCGGGCAAAACGGAAGGCGCGCGCCGCACGACGCCATATGCATGGATATTCGGCAGCTTCATCGTCGCGGGGGATCCGCACTGCGATATCAACATCGCCTATAGCGCGCCCGATGCCGTGGAACGCGGCGCGCCCTAACCAAAATATTCGCTTTCCTACACATCACCGACCGCTCTAGCCTTACCCGCGAGTCGGGCAATGCCGAACCGGCAGCCCATACACGGTTCGCACATTACAAACTTTCCGATTGCGCCAATGTTCGTAATGTGCGAACTAGCACCCTCCAATCAAGGAGGGCATCATGCTCAAGGCACCAGCAGACTTTCCCTATCCCGGCAGCGAGGCGTTGCTCGGCGAGCGCCGCGTGCGCATCATCCGCGTCGAGCCCGATGGCCGCCGGCTGGTCCAGGGCATCGGCCGCCCGCTGCTGACCCGCACGGTCGAGCTCGCCCAGCTGAGCGACGCCAGCCTGCCCGACCAGCCGATGGACCGGTGGTATGCCGAGCGGGCGACCGCACTTGAGGGCGACGCGTGCCCGACGCCGACCGAGGATCTCTATCGCGACTTCGTGACCTTCGCCCGCGCCCGCGGCGTCGAGGAATTCCAGACCCCGTCGCGCATGGCGTTCGGCCACTTCCTCAACCTCAACGGCCATGGCGCGATCGTCCGCAAGGTCGACGGCCGGGCCCAGCGCTGCGTCAGCCTGCAGTTGCTGCCGTTGCAGGTGGCCGCGTGATGATCAGCGTTCATTTATATCGCTGCGGCGTCGAGGACGACGATTGGCGCGATCTCGCAGCCGGCAGAATGTTGACGATCACCATTCTTGGGCGCGTCTTCGCATTCATCTGGGGCAAAGCGCTGTGACGACCTTCCTTCCCCGCATCGAGCGCGGCCAGCGCGAGATGGTCGAGAATGGCGAGCGCCTCGCGCGTGGCGGTTATGCGTCGCTGCGCTGGGGCCGCTTCGTGATCTGGCTGTGGCTGGGGCGGTACAAGTGACCGCGCTCGACCTCCCGCCGCGCGAGCGGCCAGCCGATGCGCCGGCGCTCCAGCCGATCCGGCCTTGCCGCCTGCGCCAGCCCGAGCCGCCATCGCGCGCCGAGCAGGTCGTCGACCGGGTGACGCAGGGCGTCGTCGTGGCGATGACGCTGATGTTCGTCGGCCAGGGCCTGCGCGCCCTGCTCGCGGGGTGGCTGTGATGGCGAGCGAACAGGAAGCCCGCGATGCCATTGCCGCGTGCCTGCGGTCGATAGGCCAACGTGCCGCGCCGCGCGCGGAATATCTCCACGGCCTCGCTAGCCGGATAAAACAGGGCAAGCTGTGCCTTGTGCCCTCGGACCTTATCGTCGCGATCGCGCAGATGTCGATGACCACGGAAGTCGTCATCGACGCGCCGGCCGACATCGAGGCTGAGTATTCCCTCGCACGCCTTACGGACACGCTAGAGCCATACCCCGAAGAAGGCCGCTGCCCGCGTTGCGGGGAGTATGTGCGTGATCGCTCAGCCTGTTGCCGGGAGGATAGTGGCGATGTCCTGGCCTGACGCCCCGCGAAACCTTCGCTTTGTCGGGTCGATGGGTCTCGGCATCTGGCAGGTCAGGATCGGCAAGCGCTTCTGGTTTATCAAAGCGCCGTGGAACCGCCCGCTATATAGCGAACGCGCTGGCCACAGCGTCCGGGTGCTGGCACGGTGCCGTGGATGGCGGTTCGGATGGCGGCGAATCTCGTGACAGACCGCCCCGACCTCGCCAGCGACCTCGCCACGCTCGCGAGCGTCGCAACCCGGCTCCACGCCGACCGCATCGCCGCGCTGCCGCCTGGGGAACCGCGCGTCATGTCGATGGCGAGCATCGCGGCGATCCTCGATGCCGCCCGCAATCACCGCACGATCGCCGCTGTCGCGGTCCCCTGGGCCGCCTTGCGCGCCGACCTGGCCGACACCACCCGCCGCGCCACCGAGCGCACCCTGGCCCGGTCGGGCGACCTGCAGGCGCAGGAAACCGCCCGGGCGCTCGCCGCGATCGCCTGGCATTTCGATCCAGTCTCGCCGACGATCGACACGCCGCAAATCGTCTTTTGCCACACCACCACCCTAGCGATCCGCGCGCGCATCGCCGCCGATCGCGCCGTCCCATCGACGCCAGCACTTCCCCAGCCCAGCCGCCAACGCAGCCAACCCGCCGGGCCCCTGTTCGGCGCCGCGGCGTGACCTTCGCTTTCGCGCCTCCGTCGTTATCGGGTGACCTGATCCTCGATCTGGCGCTAGCCATAGCCGAGGACATGGCCGCCGAGGATCACGCGGCCGAGTCGCAACGCCATGGAGCCGTCCCGCATGTCGCCCAGTCCCGCCCCGCGCGTCGCGATCTACGCCCGCTTCTCCACCGACCTGCAGAATGCGCGATCGGCCGAGGATCAGCTTCGCGTCTGCCGTGACCATGCCGAGCGCCAGGGCTGGCAGGTCGTAGAGGTCTATTCCGACCTCGCCATATCCGGCACCACTAACAACCGCCCCGGGCTCAACGCCCTGCTCGCCGCCGCCGATGCCCGCGCGTTCGACGTCGTGCTGGCCGAGGCGCTCGATCGCGTGTCGCGCAACCAGGCCGACACCGCGCATATCTTTCAGCGCCTGCAATTCGCCGACGTCCGGCTGTGCACGATCAGCGAAAGCGAGGTGACCGAGCTCCACGTCGGCATGCTCGGCACGATGAACGCGCTGTTCGTCAAGGAACTGGCCAGCAAGATCCGGCGCGGCCAGCGCGGCGCGGTGTCGCGCGGGCGCGTGCCGGGCGGGCTGTGCTACGGCTATCGGCCGGCGCCGGTGCTGCACGACGACGGCAGCGTCGAGCGCGGCCATCGCGTGATCGTCGAGGAAGAGGCCGCGATCATCCGCCGCATCTTCGCCGAGGCGCTGGCCGGCGACAGCACCAAGGCGATCGCCCATCGCCTCAACCGCGAGGGCGTGCGCGGTCCGCGCGGGGGATTATGGACGTCGTCGACGCTCAACGGGTCGCGCGGTCGCGCCAACGGCATCCTGCACAACCCGGCCTATGCCGGGCGCATCCATTACAACCGGGTCCGGATGGTGAAGGACCCCGAGACCCGCCGCCGGCTCAGCCGCCCGAACAAGGCCGAGGAAAGGGTCGAGGAAGCGGCCGAGCACCTGCGCATCGTCGACGAGGAGACATGGCAGGAAATCCAGCGCCGGCGCGAGGCGCGCGCGCATATCCCGTTCCGCCAACTGGTCCGCCCCAAGCATATGCTGTCGGGGCTGGTGCGGTGCGGGACGTGCGGCCACGCCTATATCGTCATCGATCGCGGCAAATGGGGATGCCGCGGCCACCGCTCGGCCGGCATCTGCGCCAACCCGCGCCGCATCGCCACCGTCGACCTCGAGTCGCGCGTGCTGACCGGCTTGCGCGAGCAGTTGCTCCACCCCGACGTCGTCGCCAAAGTGGTGAAACGATACCACGAAGCCCGCGCCGAGCAGCGCAAGGCGATGGCGCAGGGCCTGCGCAAGGCGGAAGCGCGCGTCGACCAGTTGAAAGGGGAAATCGCCAACCTCGTCGCCGCGCTCGCGGGCGGGATGGACATGACGGAGGTCCGGGACGCGATCGCCGGCCGGCGCGAGGCGCTGGCCATCGCCGAGGCCCAGCTCGCCGAGCACCAGGCGCTGCCGCCGATCATCCTGCACCCGCAGATCGTCGAGCAATATCGCCGCCGCATCGGCCTGATCGGCGACGCCATCACCCGCGGCGACAAGGCCGCGCGCTTCCTGCCGGCGATCCGCGCGCTGATCGATTCGGTGACGATCACCGACGACCCCGCCGCACTCAACGGCGCAAGGGTCGAAGTGCTGGGAAGCCTGGCCGCCGTGCTGTCGGTCGCGACGGGCCAACAACCCGCCGCCGCACCCCGGTCAACCGGGGTCAGAGCCACCAAAGGATCAAGCCAAGTGCTTGAGGTGGTAGCGGAGGAGGGACTTGAACCCCCGACCCCAGGATTATGATTCCCGTGCTCTAACCAGCTGAGCTACTCCGCCCCGAAAGGCCCGCGTTGCCGCGAGCGGCGGC